ATAATAAAAAGATTAAGGTTCTTTTAGCACATCCAGCATCTGCAGGGCATGGCCTGAATCTTCAAGAAGGCGGAAGTATTATTATATGGTTTGGCTTAACATGGAGCTTAGAACTTTATCAACAAGCTAACGCAAGATTAGCAAGACAAGGGCAAAAAGAAACGGTAAGGATTTATCACATAATAGCCGAAAAAACTATTGACGAACGTGTTTTAGAAGTTTTAAAAGGTAAGAACACAAGGCAAGAAGAGTTACTTAGACAACTAAAAGCTGAATTAAAGAAAATAGAAAGAGGTGGGATTTAATTTGGATAACATGAAAATCATTCGAAAAATTGAGAAAGAGTACCTGCAATATCGTAAAAATGGCGGATGGATATCTTTTTTAACATTCGCACATCAGTGGTTGAAGGAAAATAAAGAAATCATTAGCAAAGCGATTGATAAAAATGATTGAACTTAATTATGTAGCCTATCACAACGGTAAGCAATGTAGGGTATTAACCATACCCTTAAACAATAACAAGGTTTTGATTGAATACATAGGCAGTAAAATACGTAAAGAAGTAAGGTTAGATGATGTTGAAAAACTTCAGTATGTAGAACGGGAGGTACAATCACGATGAGTAAAGCAAAAGCCGACGAAGGTAAAATTAAACCTTCTCTCGTACCAACTGAAATAATTAGAGATATCGCTGTTGTTAGAGAGTACGGGACAAAGAAATATCATGACCCTAATAATTGGAAGAAGGTTGAGATACAAAGATATATCGATGCTTTCTACCGTCATTGGTTAGAGTTCATCGATAATCCGAATTCAAAAGACTCGGAGAGCGGTATTCCCCATTATAAACATTGCGCTTGTAATATGGCTTTTATATGCGCTCTTATGAAGGAGGGACAAGATGATTGATATAGGCAAAGACCTACAAGATGCTTTTAATGATGGATATAAGCAAGGTAAACAAGATGAATGGATACCACTCAAAAGAAAATGGCCTGATAGAAACGGACACTACTTAGTAACTTACAGAGAGAGGAGTAAGGGAGAATATTTACCAAAATTTGATAACACAAAAGTAAAAATATTAAGGTATCACGAAGCTATATTTAGACTACCTAAGTGCATTGATGAAAAAGCAGAAAAAGATATGGTAAGAGAAGTGTTAGCATGGATGCCTTTGCCAGAACCATATAAGGAGGTGACAAATGAAAAGAATAATTAGAATCATACTTTTAACTGTATTGTTTCTGTTATTGTATGTCCTAATTTCAATTTTAAAGGGGTGAGACTCTATTGGAAATAACTAAATTATTGAAGCAATACAAGGATCTTTGTAGAGAAATAAACGAACTTGAGAATAATTATATTAAGAAACTAGAGAACCGAAATGTATCTGATATAGTAACAGGCTCTAATAATGAGTTTCCGTATCAAATAATGAGTTTTAAGGTTGAGGGTTTGGCGCATACAGATAAATTACGTGAAGTTCTAATTGAGCGAAAAGTTAAATGTGAGCAATTGAAAATAAAAATTGAAGAGTTTATATCAAATATACCTGATAGTAGGACAAGACGTATATTTCAATATCGTTATATAGATGGACTAACATGGCAACAAGTATCCAGGCGGATTGGTGGATATGAGGAAAGTTATCCAAGAAAAATACATGATAGATATTTGGAGGGATTGGGATGAGTAAATTTGATTATATGAATTTTACTGATGGTAGCTGGTATATAGAATTTGAGAAATTAAAACGTTAATGCACATTATAAGTAAAACATTACGAGTATTATATTCATCAAATTAAAATAATTTATTATTTGTCCGTTTTGTCCGATTTTAATATGATAATATGTTATTAGGTAAAAAAGTATAATTAGCAAAGCGTTTTAGCCCCGTTATAGCAGTAACTAATATTTGATATTAGCTACTGCTGCTTTTTTATAACAAATACCTTCCTTTCATAGAAATCCTCTGGCGGTTTTACCTCCTTTGCTGCCAGGGGATTTTAATATTGGAGTGATAACATGAGTGATAAGTTTTATAAAAGTAAGAAATGGAAAACTAAAAGACAATCAATATTAAGAAGAGATGAGTACCTATGTAGAGAATGCAAAAGATATGGGAAAACAGCTCCTGCTACAACGGTTCATCATATTTTACCAATAGAGCAGAGACCAGACTTGAAATTAAGCAGCTTGAATTTAATTAGTTTATGTAATGAATGCCACAATAAGATGCATGATAGATACACGAATGAATTGACAAACAAAGGAAAGCAATGGGTCGAGAGGATGCCCCCCTCTACTTAGTGAATGAGAATAAGGACACGGGGACCGGCGGGGGAAGCCTTTTCCAATAGTGCCGAGTTTTTTGGAAAGAGGGGGTGAACCAAAATGAGTAAATTAAAAATAGAGTATATGAATATAGATAAATTAATACCATATGTAAATAATCCAAGGATCAATGATAACGCAGTAGACAAGGTAGCAAGTAGCATAAAGAATTTTGGGTTTAAGAATCCTATAATAATTGATAAAGATAACGAAATTATAGCTGGACATACAAGGCTGAAGGCGGCTAGAAAATTAGGGCTAGAGGAAGTACCAGTTATAAAAGTAGATGATTTAACAGATGCTCAAATAAAGGCATTTAGGATAGCAGATAACAAGACATCAGAGTTTGCAGAATGGGACTTTGGACTATTGGAGATAGAGTTGGAAGGATTAGACGGTGAATTTACTGGGTTTGATTTAGATGCAATAGATGAAGATATTGAAGGGTTAGATCTGGACGATGATCCAGCTGATCAAAGTGATGATGGGGACAAGCAAACTTGTTTTTGCCCTAAGTGCGGATTTGAGTTTGAGGTGAAACTGTGAAAATATGCGTATATGTATTGGAAGAGCACGCTAAAAAAACATATAAAAACGAAAGCTATCACACAAGGTTATACGCTGGTATGGCGGTAGTGGTGGACATACTAAAACGAGCAGGATACGAAGTTGAGTATGCAGGTAAAAGCACGGTCCATAGATACGATGCGGTGCTTATGTCCATTACATCAGATTGTGACTGGTGGCCATTTATAGCCGAAAGGATGGAGTGGCAAAAAGGGGATTATAAAGTAATAGTTGGCGGACAAGGTGTTTTAAATGTTAGACCATTTTTGCCATTTGTTGATTATTTCGTATTAGGGAGGGCAGAAGGAGTAATAGACAAACTAATAACCAGCATGGACAAAAATATAGGATTTAGCCATCCATCCGTTATTGAATCTAGCAAGTTTGATATTAATAAAGAATATAGAATAAACCAAGTAACTGAACGTTATCCATATGATATTATATTGGAAAATGGGCAAGTTTATCGAGAAGATATAATTGGCTGTAATCACAAGTGTCTGTTTTGTGGGTATACATGGCACAGAAAAAGCGTGCTAGATGATGTATTTGAATATTCTGGCCTTTGGAATGGCGGAGCCGATCGCGAAAGGGCAATGATAGATCTGCATAATGGCGCGGAAATTGATTTTACGAAACTAAGAACAACCGCTATTGACGGATTAAGTGAACGCTTGCGTTTTATGGTAAACAAAAAAATAACACGCGAAATGCTGGTGAATTTTTTGATTACATTGCATACATCCGGTAAGCCGCACCAGATCAAGATCTACAACATCATAGGTTTCCCTACAGAGACAGAAGATGATTGGTTTGAGTTTAAGGAAGATATAATAAAGGCTGATAAACAACTTAGCAAGACAAGCAAACAAACGAGCTTATTGTTACACTCAACACCATTTAGAGCTATGCCAGCTACACCATTGGCTTGCAAACCTATGAGTTATAAAAACTATAGGGGGGAGATAGCTAGGGTACTAGGAGCAGGGTACAAAGGAAACATATTTTATCAAGGCGACGCAATATGGGCGGTCGAAAGCATGGGGACAGAAAGCTTATCTACAGTAATCCAGTCGGCGATTGTATGGAGAGGGACAGAAAAAGATTCTGAAAACATAACAAAGATCGCAAGGTCTAAAAAGTTTGCTAACGCTAGCTCTAGGGTGAAACAGGCCACACTAGAGAAATATTTTGATGTAAAAACGTTGTTTGGGAGTTACACTCGAGACACGTTGCCAACACGGTATTTAAGGACATATGCAAAAGTAGAGAAAACGTGGTGATATAGTGGATAACTTTATAAAGGAGCTAAAGAAACATAGACACTTCTTACCAAAGCAAACCATAAAAACAATTAGAGGACAAGCATTGTCAGGAGATTTAGAGGGAGCAAAGAGAGGGCTTAAAACAGCCTTAAACAAAACCCAATCCAAAAAAGATAAAATGATAAACGCCCATAGAGGGACTAGGTATATGAAAAAACAATATAGTAACATAGATTACCATACACAGTTAGGCATATATTTAAGGGGGCAATAAGGAGGTGATGCAGTGGTAGATAAGTACATCAAGGAAATTAAAAGGAAAATGAGAGCAGTAGGCACTTATAACATTAGCTTTAGCTACACTATTGAAGTATTAGCAAAAGTCTTGGTTGACTATCAAACCACTATAGAAACCTTTGAGAAAACAGGTGGGCATATTGTTATTAAACACACCAACAAAAATGGGTCTACAAATTTAGTAAAAAATCCCTTATATTTAGCATTAGAAAAACTAAGGGATGATATAATAACATACTCCAGAGAATTAGGTTTAACACCTGCAGGATTGAAAAAGATGAACGATAGAGGGAATAAGTCTGCTAAAAAATCCACCTTAGCCAGCATCCTAAGTGAGATGGATAAAAAGTGAAACAATATAAAAATTATGACGTTGTAGTTGAGTATGCTAACAGTGTTATTGAAGGTAGAAAAATAGCTTGTAAAGAAACTAAGCAAATGTGTGAAAGGTTCTTTAGAGACCTAGAAAACCCTAAATGGGACTTCAATCCGAAAGATGCAGAGTTTGTAATACAAATAATTGAAAAGACATTTGTCCATGAAAAAGGAGAAGATATGAAGGGTTACCCACTTAGAGGGAGGCCTTTTTTATTGGAGCCTTGGCAAAAGTTTGTTGTATATAATTTATTAGGTTTTTTCCATAAAGGTACTAGGATGAGAAGATTTAAAGAGGCATTTATAATGCTAGGTAGAAAAAATGGCAAAACACCTTTTATGAGTGCATTAGCTTGGGGGTTAGGATTACTTGAAAGAAAATCAGGAGCGGAAATAGTTATTGTAGGCGCTTTGCTTAAACAAGCACTGCAAAGTTTTAATTTCATCAAATATAACATAGAGCAAATGGGTGAGATTGAGAATTTTAGAGTGTTGGACAATAATCAAGAACATAGTATCAGCGGAGATTTAGGAGATGGCTATTTAAGAATTGAGACAATAGCTGGTAATAGTGATAGGATGGACTCCTTAAATACATTAATACAAATACTAGATGAGCTACACCTATACAAAAGTGCAAAACAATATAACACTATAAGAGACTCCGGAAAGGCTTATAGAAATAGTATGTGTATTGGAATCACCACTGCTGGCGATAATATGAATTCATTCTGCTATAACAGAATGGTATATTGCCAGAAGATATTAGAGCAAATAGTAGAGAATGACCAGATATTTATTTTTATAGCAAAGGCAGACGAGGATCCTGAGACAAAAGAAGTTGACTACACAGACCCAATAAATCATGAGAAAGCAAATCCAAATTATAATGTATCTGTATCAGGTCAAGAATTAATGAATAAAGCAATAGAGGCCCAGAATGACCCTCAACAAAGAAAAGACTTTTTAGCAAAAGAATTAAATATCTATACTGCAGCTATGAAAGCATATTTTGATATAGATGAATTTAAGAATAGCGATAAGAAATACAACTGGACCATAGAAGAACTATCTAAATTACCTATTGATTGGTACGGTGGTGGAGACTTATCGAAACTTCATGACCTTACAGCTAGTGCTTTGTACGGAACATATGAAAAAGCCTATAAAGATAAAGATGGTAATTGGAGAGATGTAGATATAATCATAACACATGCTTGGTTCCCGATTGTAATGGCCCATAAAAAAGCAGATGAAGACAATATTCCTCTATTTGGTTGGCAAGATGATGGGTGGCTGACTATGTGTAATACTCCTACAGTTAATTATTCAGATATAATAAATTGGTTCATTAAAATGAAGAAAATGGGATTTAAGATTAAACAGGTAGGGTTTGATAGAAAATTTGGAGAAGAATTCTATCTAGGAATGAAAAAGGCTGGATTTAATATTGTAAATGAGCCACAGCTATATATAAATAAATCTCAAGGCTTTAGACGAATTGAGAAGAAGGCCAAAGATGGGGACTTATATTATCTACATTCACAAGCTTACGAATATTGTGTACAGAATGTAAGGGCCATAGAAAAGACTGACGACATGATCCAATACGAAAAGGTTGAGGATAGTATGAGAATTGACCTTTTCGACGCTAGTGTATTTGCCGCAGTAAGAAAACTAAAGAATATGGAAAAAGAAAAGAAAGCTACTAGATGGCTTAATGGGTAGGCGGTAAAATGGGAAATCGTAAAGGAGGGATAATAAGTGATATAAGTAAAAGGGTGTTAATAGTAGAAGGGAGAGATGAACTAAATAGAATTATGCATATACAAGAAAAAGATTCAGAAAGAATTACTAGATACAGTTTTTTGGGCGATGATATTTATGAAATAGAAATAATTCAAAAAGTTGGTAGTTTCTATGGTGCGAAGGCAGGTGACATATATTAATGAAAATAGATATATCTAAACCTTTATATTGTATTGATAAACAAACTGATAAGCAACATAAAATTGATGCTATATTTTTCCCATTAGGGAAAGCCTCAGGAAAAGATGTTATTATTAACATTAATGACAATTATGGCGAGTGGAGGTCTATAGATGATATTGAAATAATTAACAACACCGAAGAGGTGAATAAATGAAAATTAAATTAGTCGATATTATATTCCTTATTGGGTTTGTTTTAACCTCAATAGGGTTTTTTATTTGGAATATAATTGTAGGCTTTATAGCAACAGGAATTGGATTAATGGGGATATCCTACCTTATATACCAAGGAGGTGATTAAGCTTGAGCTTAATATTTGGAAGCAGGAGAAATACACGAGCGGATCCAAAGGATTCTATTACATGGTTTACTGAAAAAATAATGAGTGGAAGCTATACAAAACTATCAAACCATCCAGAAGTAAAAGTTGCGGTAGGTAAAATTGCGGATCTTATTTCTTCAATGACAATCCATTTAATGCAAAATGGCGAAGATGGAGATATAAGAGTAAAAAATTCACTGTCTAGGAAGATTGACATTAATCCATATGATTTAATGACAAGGAAAGATTGGATGTTTAACATCGTAAATACCATGTTATTAGAAGGTAGAGGGAATGCAATAGTATATCCGACCATTAAAGATGGATTAATAGATAATTTGGTACCCTTAAGTCCATATTTATGGGATTTTGTAGATACCGAAAATGGATATAAGGTTACCTATGAAGGTAAAATCTATGACCATGATGAAGTGCTGCATTTTAAAATTAACCCAGACCCTAATAAGCCATGGATAGGTACGGGATATAAGGTAGTCCTAAGAGATATAGTTGACAATCTAAAGCAAGCTACAGCTACTAAGAAGGCATTTATGAGTGATAAGTGGAAACCTTCAATCCTTATAGCAGTAGATGCACTCACTGACGAATTAGCAAGCGAAGAAGGAAGAGAGGAAATACTTAAAAAATACATTTCAGACACTGGTGGAGGTAAACCATGGGTATTTCCAGCGGACTTAGTGAAGGTAGAGCAAGTTAAACCTCTCTCGCTCAATGATTTGGCAATAAATGATGCAGTAGAAATTGATAAAAGAACAGTAGCATCTATATTTGGAGTACCGGCATTTGTGTTAGGAGTAGGAGAGTATAACAAAAACGAATATAACAATTTTATCAATACAACAATTTTGCCTATAGCTAAAGGTATAGAGCAGGAGCTAACTAGAAAACTTCTTTATAGTCCTGACTTATACTTTAAATTCAATGCTAGGTCTTTGTATGCTTATGATATTAACGATTTATCCAAAGTAGGTAGTGAAATGTATGTGAGAGGGATTATGACTGGTAACGAAGTAAGAGATTGGATAGGATTGTCCCCAAAAGAGGGGTTATCAGAATTGGTTATTTTAGAAAACTATATACCGCTTGATAAAATAGGCGACCAAAGCAAGTTGAAGGGTGATAACGATGAGTGATGTAAGAAGAACAGAAATATTAACCAAGACCCAACAATGGAAGAGTATTCCTTTTGAGCAGTTAAGAAAAGGTGACACATTTAGAATGTTTGAACCAACTGGAGAACCGGTATTAGACGAAAATAAAAACAACATCTTTTATGCTAACAGTGACCCATACCTCACAGAAGAAGGAGTGTATGGGATTTCTATTAAATAAAGGAGGTGATAACGATTAAAACTAGAGAAATGTACTTTAAAACTGATTTCCAAGTAAGGCAGCAAGATGAAGATAGGTATATTGAAGGCTATTTTATTAGATTTAACGAAGAAACTGAACTGTGGAAAGGTATTTTTGAAGAGGTAGACCCAGATTCGGTAGATGAAAGCTTAAAGAACAATGATATTAGATGCTTATTTAACCATGATACAAGTGTTGTCTTAGGTAGGACAGGCAATAGTACCCTTGAGCTTAAAAAAGACAGTAAAGGAATATATGGCAGGGTTAGAATCAATCCAAACGATAAACAAGCTATGGACATATATGCAAGGATTGAAAGAGGGGATATAAATGCTTGTAGCTTTGGATTCAACATCATAGATGAGGAAATACAAAATAGAGATGATGGTACTACTAAGTTTATCTTAAAGAAAATTGACTTGCATGAAGTGTCACCAGTAACATTTCCTGCATATCCAACAACATCAATAGAAGCTAGAAAGAAGGACATAAACGAGTATAAGAAAAGGCAATTAGAAGCCAAAAAATCTAAATTAAAGGAGAGATTAAAAAATGCTTAAACAATTAATGCTAACAAAAAAGATAGAAGGTTTAAGAAATACACTTAATGAGTATTTGGAAGAAGAACAAAAGTTGGTTACAAGAAGTGTAGAATTAGAATCTGCAATTGAAGAAGCTCAAACTGATGAAGAGATTGCAGCAGTTGAGGAGGAAGTTTCAGCATTAGAAAAAGAAAAGACAGAGTTAGAAAAAAAGAAGTCCAAACTAGAAGGTGAAATTGCAGAGCTAGAAGGTGAACTTGAAGAATTAAACTCCAAAATACCTTCAAACAATGAAAGAAAAAAAGGAGATGAAAGCATGAAAGATAAAGAATTTAGAGACAAGTTGAGTTTGTATGTTAGAACCAAAGGTAAGGTATTAAGAGATGACCCTGAAATTGTCAGCTTTAAAGTTGTAGATGGTGGAGTATTAATACCGGAAGAAATATTAGCCCCTCAAAAAGAAAAGAAAGATGCCCTTGATTTGACAAAATATGTGCATGTTATTAAAACAAATCGCGGCTCCGGTAAAATTCCTCTAATCAAAAAGTCAGGCAGTAAAATGAACACTGTGGCTGAATTGGAAAAAAATCCAGAGTTAGCAAAGCCAGAAATTGATGATGTTAGTTTTGATATTGAAACTTATCGCGGCTACATACCTGTATCACAGGAAGCCATTGAAGATGCTGATTATGATATTGCCGGGCTCATAGCCGAGGAAATCGCTGACCAGGAGTTAAACACGAAGAATGCCGCCATCGTAAATATCCTAAAAAGCGCACCTGCTCCAGAGTATGATGATGATGATAGCGAAAACGCATTGCCAGTGGTGGGCATTGATGGCCTAAAAACCGTTATCAACACAAAGTTAAAGAGAGTTTACAACGTTAAATTATTTGTCTCATCCAGTCTGTATAACGAACTGGACATTACTAAGGATAAAAATGGCCGTTACTTATTGCAAGATAGTATCAGCTCCGCTTCCGGCAAGACATTCGCTGGTCGTGAAGTAATTGTACTCGATGATGATGTTATTGGCGAGCAAGCTGGCGATAAAGTTGCATTTGTGGGAGATGCTTATGAATTTGTTAAGTTGTTCGACCGCAAACGCGCATCTGTTAAGTGGGTTGACAACAATATCTATGGTGAGCTTTTAGCAGGATTTGTTCGTTTCGACACTGTGGCTTTTGACGAGAACGCAGGCTATTACTTCGAGTATGTACCAGCTGAAGAAGAATCTGTCACTCCTGAATTATAGGAGGGGTTTGATTGGAAACAAAAATAATCGTAAAAGTAATAAAAAGGTTTAAAGATAAATACACAAAAGAGATTAAAGAAGTAGGACAAGTAATGAAAATAACGAAGGAGAGGTATGAGCAATTAGCTACTTCTCCTTCAGGAGTTTTTGTGGAGAAGTTAGAAATTGTGGAAGATGAAGTTGTATGTCTTGATGATATGACTAAAAAAGAATTGGTAGAGTATGCGAAAAACAAAGGGATTGAGCTAGATATGAGAATGACAAAAGCAGAAATGATAAAGGAGTTGATGTGATGGATACATCAACGATATTAGAATTGGTAAAAGCAAGATTAGGTATAAGCACAAATATAAGAGATGAATACTTAACTGCAATTATAGAGGGTGCAGTTAAAGAGCTAGAGGATGAAAAAGGGATAGCCCTGGATGAGGGGAACCCATATCACTTGATGTTTGTAGTTGACTATTCAACCTGGAGATATCAAAGTGTCAATACTACACAAACTACATCCACAAGTAGGCCTTTAACAATGCCAAGGCATTTGCAATTTAGGCTGCATAGCCTGATGATTCATGCAAATAAAGAGAGTGATGAAGCATGACATACGATCATGAATTAACTTTAATAGGGTATGAAACTGACTATGACGACATAGGGCAAGAAATAGAAACATCTTTAGAGAGAAAAATACTATGTGGTATTAAGTCAATTGGCAGGAATGAGTTTTATTCAGCCGCACAAGCAGGGTTGAGACCTTCTATTACTTTTGTTGTACATGGCTATGAATATAACGGAGAAAAAAAAGTTGAATTTGAAGGAGCAAAATATAAAGTGATAAGAACGTACATGAAGGACTTTGAGGAAATGGAGCTTGTGTGTGAGAAGGTGATTGGTAATGGCTAACATATCAATAGACCAGCTGGCTAATGAGATAGCGAAAGGCCTCAAAGAGTACTCGCGAGATGTAATAGAAGGAATAGATGAGGCAAGTGAAAGTACAGCAAAGAATGCAGTAAAAGAATTGAAGGTTAAATCACCGAAGAAAACTGGAGAATATGCTAAGGGATGGGCTAAAAAAACAGAGAAAAAGTTTGGAGAAACAAATTCTCACATAATCTACAACAAAAATAAACCTGGATTAACCCATCTGCTAGAACATGGTCATGCTAAACGAGGTGGTGGCAGAGTGCAAGGCAAACCTCACATAAGGCCTGTAGAGCAGCAAATAATTGAAGAATTTACATCAAAAGTTGAAAAGGTTATTAAGGAGGGTTAGAACAATGACACAAGCTGAATTATATAATTTGCTAAAATCGACAGGCTTACCAGTAGCTTATAATCATTTCAAAACCTCTCCTAGCCTTCCTTATATAATTTATCTGTTTACTTACTCTAGCAATTTTGCAGCAGATGGCAAGATATATAAGAGATTTGATAATTATCAAGTTGAATTGTATTCAGAAAAGAAAGATTTAGGAAGTGAACAGTTGTTAGAAAATGTTTTTGACGAAAACGATATTTATTACGATAAGTCGGAAACCTACATCGAAAGCGAAGAGATGTACCAAGTTATTTATGAAATTCAAATTTGAGGAGGAATGAAACATGGCTAATAAAATTAAATACGGGCTCAAAAACGTGCATTACGCTGTGATAACTGAAGGCGAAAACGGTTCAGTTACCTATGATACTCCAGTAAAAATTCCAGGAGCGGTAAGCATGAGTTTAAGTGCTAGGGGCGATAGAACCGAATTTTATGCAGACGACCAATTGTACTATACTGAAAGTGCAAACGATGGTTACGAAGGCGATTTGGAATTTGCGCTCATTCCTGATGCTTTTAAAAAAGACGTGCTTGGCTACAAAGAAGACGCAAATGGAGTGCTGTTCGAGGACTCAAACGTAACTCCGAAGAATTTTGCTGTGCTTTTTGAATTTTCCGGGGATAAAAACGCAGTAAGACATATACTCTACAACGTAAATGCCTCTAGGCCTAATTTGGAAAGCTCAAGCACAACAAATACAAAGGAGCCGGTAACTGAAACAATAAGCATAGTAGCTAGCCCAGCACCAGACACAGGCATGGTGAAAGCAAAAGTAGAGCAGGGAAGTGCTAAATATGAGAATTGGTATCAACAAGTATATACCTATGTAGCCCCTGTAGAGGAGTGATTAGATGGAAAAAATATTGACGATAGATGGGCGCCAGGTAAAATTCAAAAGCACTGGCGCTTTTTTACTAAAATATAAAGCTCAATTCGGCAGAGATGCTATACAGGACATCCTTAAGTTGCAGGGTTCAATAGACACGAAAACTAATGAATTAACTAATTATGAAGCCTTGGACTTGGAAGTATTTTATAATCTTGTATGGACACTAGCTAAAACAGCAGACCCTTCAATACCACCACCAATGGAGTGGCTGGATACATTTAGTGAATTTCCTTTGATGGACATTATTCCGGAAGTCATTGACATGATATTTAGTTGCTTAAAGTCGACCACAACCAGTAAAAAAAAATAAGCGATAATAAAGGGCCCTCTTTCGAGCTAACTACTGAAATATTAATGGTACGAGCTATAGAAAGAGGGCTTTCTTTGATTGATTTTGAGAATATGACAGTTGGAATGATATTGGATTATATTATCACTTATAATAATTTGATCACAAAAGCAGATAATGAAGGAGACGAGATACGAGAAGCAACTCAAGAAGATTTCGACAAGTTTTAAAGCAGGAAGGCAGGTGGGATAATGGCGAGCAAGTATATAAAGGGTATAACTATAGAAATAGCAGGTGATACGCAGAAACTTACGAAAGCATTGGAAGGGGTAAACAAGCAGTCTAGAGACCTGCAAGGAGAACTAAAGCAGGTAGAACGCTTATTAAAATTAGACCCTACCAATACAGAGCTGCTAGAGCAAAAACAAAAACTACTAGCAAAATCCATAGAAACCACAAAAGAAAAACTAGATACATTGAAAGAAGCAGAAAGACAAGTACAACAACAGTTTGAACGTGGTGAAATAGGAGAAGAACAGTATAGGGCTGTTCAGAGAGAAGTTATAGCAACAGAACAAAATCTGCGGAAACTAGAACAACGTTTGAAGGAAACAAACAACCACTGGAAAACAGCTGCGGAAAATTTGGACAAGTTTGGTAAAAAGGCTACTGACATAGGAAAAGACATGACTAAAAAAGTAACTGCTCCTATCCTTGGTATTGGCGCGGCTGCGGCTAAATTAGGCATGGATTTTGAAGCAGGAATGAGTGAAGTGCAGGCTATATCAGGAGCTACTGGTGACGAGTTAGCGGCTCTAGAAGAAAAAGCTAGAGAAATGGGTGCTACAACCAAATTTAGTGCAACAGAAGCAGCAGAAGGATTAAAATACATGGCTATGGCAGGCTGGGAAACAGAACAAATGTTAGCAGGGTTGCCTGGTGTATTAGCATTGGCTGCAGCATCAGGAGAAGATTTAGGAACAGTATCGGATATAGTTACCGATGCTATGACTGCATTTGGTTTAGCCGCAGAAGAAGCAGTCCATTTTGCTGATGTATTAGCAAAAGCAAGCTCAAGCTCCAATACCAACGTAGGACTAATGGGGGAAACCTTTAAATATGTTGCTCCATTAGCAGGGTCTTTAGGCTATTCTATTGAAGATACAGCACACGCAGTAGGACTCATGGCTAATGCTGGTATAAAGGGCAGCCAAGCTGGTACTGCATTAAGAAGTATGTTAACTAGGATGATTAAACCGACGAAAGAATCAGGAGCTGCTATGGACAAACTAGGAATATCCATGACTAACGCAGATGGAACAATGAAGTCCTTCGCAGAAGTAATGAATGACTTAAGAGAAGCTTTTGCTAATTTAAACCCAGACCAGCAGGCTTTTTATGCAGCACAAATAGCAGGGCAGCAAGCTATGAGTGGATTTTTAGCAATAGTGAACGCTAGTGACGAAGATTTTATTAAGTTAAGAGACAATATATATGATGCAGCGGGTGCAGCAGAAGAAATGGCTGCTATAATGCAAGAAAACAACAAAGGTGCCCTAACAGAATTAATGTCAGCTATAGAAGAATTAGCTTTGAAAATATATGACATTCTAAAACCTGCAATTGCAGGGTTAATTGAATTTATACAAGGATTTGTAGATTGGCTCAATAATCTATCTCCTGAAATGCAACAAGTCATTGTAATAATAGGTGGATTAGCGGCTGCAATAGGGCCATTACTTATTATTGTAGGCAAAATTGCCTCCGGCATAAGCGCAATTATAGGTTTATTTAGTGGATTTTCTGCAGCCGCAACCGGCGTAGCTGCAGCCACAGGAGGATTGTCTGCTGTAATAGGAGCTTTGACCGGCCCCATTGGAATTGCAATTGCAGCAATAACAGCGATAATCGCTGTTATTGTGCGTCTCTGGAATACGAATGAAGAATTTAGAGAGAACGTAAAACAAATATGGGATCAAATACAAGAATTATTTTCCGTAGCAATGGAGATCATAAGCGCTACAGTTACTGATATCTATAACGCCATAAAGGAGTTCTGGGAGCAAAACAGTGAACAAATAAAAGGTATAACAGATGCAATATGGAACGCCATTGCAGGTATATTTAATTCGGTAATGGAGATTATATCCGGCATATTAGATGTATTTATAGGAATACTCACAGACGACTGGGAACGATTTGGGCAGGGTCTTACAAAAATATGGGAAGGATTATGGAATGGAATCCAGGCGATAATAGAGGGCGCTAAAGCCATTATAGAAAATATTGTACAGATGTTTATAAATTTTGTATCTAGAGAATGGGAAGGCTTTGGAAAATTCCTACAAAATATATGGGATAGTTTATGGGGCACGGTAAAAAAAGTAATCGACTCAGCATTAAAGATAATACGAGGCCTATTTGACGTCTTTGTAGGATTATTTACAGGTGATTGGAAAAGAATGGGCGAAGGGATCAAGAAGATATGGCAAGGTATGTGGGACGGAATAAAAAGCATTGTCGAAGGAGCTTGGAATTTGCTTAAAGGGGCATTCGGATTGTTATGGGATAGCATATCTGGTTGGTTTAGTGATTTAGTTGCAAATGCTGTAGAATGGGGTAGAAATTTAATAAGTGGATTTATTGATGGAATAACTTCAATGGCAGGTAACGTAAAAAAGGCAGCGTCAAGTGTAGTTGGAAACGTGAAGGATTACTTAGGATTTAGTTCTCCTGCCAAGAAAGGAGAAGGGCGATTTATTGAGGATTGGGGATATAACATGATAGATGGGTTCATGGATGGTATGGAAAAAGCTATACCTCAACTACAAAGTACTCTCAACACTGCTATACCTCAATTACAAAGTACTCTCAACACCGCTATACCGAATATGTCGCAACAATCTTTTATGCACAATACTAGTAATAATTTTGTTGTGCATGCTGTAATTCGAGAAGAAAATGATATAAAGAAAGTAGCTCAAGAATTATATAGACTACAGCAACAAAAAGATAGAGGAAGGGGGCTAGTGACTATATGATAGGGTTTACATTTAGAAATATTCATTCCTCTAACTTTAAAATTGGGGCAAAAAGTATTGACAGAAGTATAATACCTGCAAAAAGAAAAAACGAGTTTGTTATACCCGGTAGGCATGGCACTATTGACTTTGGAGCCCACACCTATGAAACAAGGCCTATTTCAGTAGAAATAGGATTGATAAGGAATTCAAGTTTTGGGGAGTTAAGAGAAAGTGCTAGACAAATAGCTAAATGGCTTAGTGGAGAGGGTTTGCTCATATTTGATGATGAACCTGACAAAGCATATCAAGCGAGTGTTTATGATTATATAGGGTTAGAACAAATAGAGTTAATACCAGCAGGAAGGCTAAATGTAGTTTTTGATTGTCAACCTTTTGCAGAATCTCTTGAATATAGGCAAGTTAACATACCTAACATTACAACAAAACCATATGAAATACCCTTAAATGTTAATGGCACAAGTGAAACATGTTGCATTATAACAATAAAAAACAATGGCACAACTAATGTAAATAATATAAATATCACAAGAAAGGCGGGGATATAAATGGCAGCAGCTAGTAATTGGCTAGAAGAAGCTATATTGAATTATTTTTTCAGGAATCAATCAGTGGCTCAACCTACACAGCTTTATTTAGCACTTTATATAAATGACCCTACTGATGCAGATACAGGGACAGAAGTTAGTGGACAGGGCTACCAAAGACAACAAATAACTTTTGGAGCCCCAACACAAGTCGGAGATAAAGCAGTAATTACAAACAATCAAAAAATAGAATTCCCTATTGCTCAATCCGATTGGGGTAATGTATCTCATTGGGGTATAAGGTCAGCACAGACTGGAGGAAACCTACTCTGTAGAGGTAGCTTTAGTAGAGTGGAAAACGTACAAACTGGGAATAGATTTACTATTGAAACGGGTAATTTACAAGTGACAATGGAATAGGAGGTGTGTAGGTTATGTTTAACCGACAGCCTTACAATAGAGGTAAGTTTAATGTACAAACTACACAAAGCATGGGAAATAATGGATTAGCTTTAATGTTACTAGGGGCTAATTCGGCACAGCCTAGTGTTATCATCAGCACTAGTGGATTTGCAAATCTTAGCCTAAAACAAGAAACTGATGCTACGGTACTAAGATATAGTTCTGGGTCATCTCAGATTATATTAAATACTCAAGCGGAAGGAACTAAAGTATTTATCGTAGAAGGCGGCACATCAAATATAAGAATGGAGACTGCAGCCAATCAAGTATTAGCAGGTGAAAGTGTAATAAGTCTAGAAGGAATAATATTAAAACCTGGAGATGAACTAGTAATTAATACTTGTGATATGACAGTAACATTAAATGGTCAAAATGCAATGGAATATTTCAGCAATGAAAGTGATTTCTTCACTCTACTGAATGGCCTAAACTCTTTATTTTATAGCGATGATAGTAATAGCAGAAACATATCCTTTGATGTAATTTGGAAGGATAGGTGGTTGTAATGGAAAATATAATAAGAGTATATGATAGAAACATGAAGAAACTAGCATACCTAGAAAATGCTTATGATATTGGTTATGAATTAACTTTGAATGAGCTTTGGTATGCTAGTTTTAC